ACGTTCACCCTGCCTGATTTCAGGTTGCGCACCACGGCCTTGCTACTCCGTTTGTACCCCACCACGCGCCCGCTGTCTCCCTCGCGGATCGGCCCGCGCTTCGCCGCCAGGCCAAACGTCTGCCAGCCCCTCGATACACTCAGCACGCGCGTATGCGCGCGCACCTGCTGCAACCCGTGAAACCCCTCCTCATGGAATCGGCCATACCGCACATTCGTCCCGACGTGACCGTACACACCCGTTGCGTCCTCCTTGACTCTGGACGCCAGCGAATTCCGCAACCGCGTCGTCACCACCCCGAGCCGTAGCGGCCGCGGTCCGCTGAGGTACTGCCGCTGACTCCGCCCCAGGATCAGGAGCAGCCCCTGCCCGAGCCCCTGCGCGATGGCGCTTGAGGTGCGCTTCGGCAGCCGGAGGAGTGCCCGATGGATCAGCGGGTAATTACTCGTCACGCGCGCGCTCACAATCTGTACCTCCGATACGGTTCCAGCACAGCCTGCACCGTGGGCAGCAGACCCACCACAATGTCCGCTGGTACCTGTGCAGCCTCGCCGCCCTGGGCACGATTGCGCAGATGATGCCGCGTGTTCCACTGCCCCGCCACCTGCTCGATCACCGCGTGCTGGATATCCTCCGGCATCGCATACTGCCACTCCTCAGCGGAATTCTCCGGCAGCACATAGCCGCCGGCGTAGAGGACGCGCGCCACCTGGCCATGCGACCCGAGCGGGCCGCTCGTGATCCGGACCACACCAGATCGCCCATCCATCGGCAGATCGTAATCCGGTCGAGCGACGCTCCATGCCCCACTGGCACGATCCCGCACCTGAAACACCAGCGCACCATCCACCGGGTACCGCTCCATGACGAACTCTGCATCACCGGCAGAAAACTCGAACGTCGCATCCTCCGAGTAACCGAGCACGCGATTCAGGTGCCGATCCACCATTGCGCTCGCCGCCTCGATATGCCGGTTCAGTTCCGTGTCCGCATCGGTATTGTCGATGCCCAACCGGCTCTTCAATTCGCTGAGCAGGCAGTATTTCATCGCACGAGTGCCCTTGCTCTGGCAACGACCTCAGCCGTCACAGCCTTGAAATCCGCAGTCGCATCACCCTCGCCACCCTCAGCCGCCACCCGCACCACGGTCGGGTTGCTCAGGTTGTTTCGCGCGAGTTGGTCTATAGTTTTCATATTGTTCCTTTAGTTGCTCAGTGCCATCGCAACGTCCACATCAGTCTCCGCAGTGCCTAAACACTCGAAGGTCACCCACACACTTTCACCAGCAGGGATCGTCACCGGGCTCAACTCACCGTAACTGCCCCACGACGCGTTCAGAGTCAACGTATGGCTGAATGCATCCGTGTTCCTCACCTTGAGCGCAAGTTCGCGGCCGGACTGCTTGCCAGTCGCTGCGGCGAACGCACTGTCCTGGTCAATGTCACACGTTGAAACGGTTCGGTTGCGCGTGAACGCTACCGGGATGCTGCCGGCGGTCTCTGTGACTGTGCTCACGGTCGGCACCATCTGGACCGCTCCACTCGTCCCGGCCTCGTCCTTTATGTAGATGGTCGTGGTAGAATCGACATCGTTTGCAGCAAACACCGCAGCGACACCGTCCTCCGTCAGCGGCCAACTCGGCCCGAGGTTTCCGGTGATCGTGCGGTATTGATCGCCCACTCGGCCGTATGCCTCGTTGCTGTAGAGACCACGCATTGCATCGTCGATCCGCAACACGTCGTCCTGAATGGTGATCGTGAGCTTGTCTATGAGCCATTGCTCGTCGCCCTCGGCGCTCGTGGACGTCAGGCTGCTGTTGGAGAACCAGAGCCGAAGATCTGAAGACAATCCAGTAACGTAGCAGATTGTGGCTACGTAGAACCACCCATCCTCTTGGAACCTGGATACCGCCTGGCTCTGGTTCCAGATGTAGTTTGCGTTGCCGTAGCTGGCCACAGTCAGCGCTCCAGAGCCAGCGCCACCCCGATAGAGCGCGCAGGCGAAAGCTCCAGCAAGTGTCCCCTCCGTCGAGAGTGAGACATCACCTAACACGGGCGGCGTGATGAAACCGCTGCTCCCACCGCTCTGTGTCACCTCCAACGACGCGGCTCCGATGTCTGTCGCGAATGTGTTCCACGACCACACTGCGTTCATGATTCCGCCGGCTGCTGTGGTCAGCGTCACATTGACCGTTCGCCCACCACTCGTCACGGTCGCCGTGCCGTCGCTGTAGCCTGTGCCGGCAGCATCAATGGTCCAGCTAGCGGTCTTATTCGTCGGGGCGTAAGCATCAATGTCGAGCGCCTTGACCCAATACGACAGCAGGACCCTGTGACCATTTAAGTCCGTAGCCGGAATCGTCGGCATGAAGTCCTGACGCCATTGGAGGTAGGACGATGTGATCTTGTCCGGCACATGGAACAGCATCGCCTTGTCGCCGGGAACGAAACCAGAGTTCGTCTCGATGACTGAGCAGTTGTAGACGGTTCTAGCCGAACTCATCCAGTTCGTGCCGTGGTTGAACTCTGGGTCCGGGAACACGTTTTGTAAACGGTAGTCGCCTTTCCAGTCCACCCACGTACCCGAGGTTTCCGGCACGAACTCGATCTTGGGATCGATGGTGTTCGTGGTGTATTGGACCGCAGCTCCCGGAGTCCGCGAGTGTGTGAAAATGCGAGCCTTGTTGACGTGGTCCAGCAAGATAGGTCCAGCATCACTGCCAAGTGTGCCACCATTGATAGACAGCAATTCTATGTCAATGCCACTGCTCGGCCCAAGCAACTCAAATACGTGACCGCTCAGGTCCGTCGTGATCGCGTTACCTGCCGTGAACGTCAGCGTCGGATGCGCGACGACGTTCGTGTTCTCCGGTGCCGTGTTCCAAGTGCGAGCACCCATAATACCGCTGGTAACATCAGCCCCACCACCACCAGCGAGCAGTGAGTTGACGGTGAACGTCGTGAAATACGGAAAGTGGTGCGCGTTCGTGAACGTCACCGTGACCTGATCGCCCACGGCAGACATCGTGACTTTGTTCGTCGTCTGAACACCTGCCATGATCGGGAAGGCGTCGTTGATCATACCTTCCCCGTATCCGTTTCGGAAGTTGATCATGCCTCCACTCGGGAACACGAAGTTTGCCGGCAAGTCAGCCACGACACCACACCCCTCTGTGTGAGCAATGAAGTCAATCGCCGTGCCACCTCCAAAAAAACTGTTCCCGTTGTAGGCCATGTGCGCTTCCACGGTCATGGCTTGACCAGAAATAGAGTGGATACCGACGACGTTCTCGTTGAAATCCGTGCCGTAAATCGTCCCCCAGTTCAGCTTGTCATTGTTTAGAATCAGCCCCTTCGACAACTTGTAAAATCCGACGTTCTCAATCGTGTAGTAGTCGCATTCGTACATTGCGATGCCGTAGCAGCGATAGTCGTATGGCGCCACGTCAGGGTCGATATTGCCGTAGATCGCGAAATCACGAGCGGTCCACTTCATCCAGTCCATGAGGAACACGGCAGTTCCATCCGATCGAGTCGTTGTGATGAAGGACGAGTGCTTTCCGTCGCCAAGCAGCGTGAGCCCTCTACCCTCCTTCCTGTTTCCGTAGGCGTAGATCGACGTACCGTTACAGACATACTCGCCGGCTGGAAAATAGACAGCCGTGTTGTCCTGGTAGTCCAAGGTCAACGTGTTCTGTGTCGCCACCGTCACGGCTGCTTGAATCGCCGCGGTATCGTCTGTCACGCCGTCGGCCGTCGCCCCGAACCAGCGCACGTTCAGTGGCTCAGTCACGATGGCTGCTCGATACCACACGCCGTCCGTGGTGGTAGACTCGTCGTAATAGATGCCGTCCAGCGTGCCGTCCGGGTCGGTGATGATTGCAGGGGCGCTCGCGTCTGCGACCCAGCTGAACAGGCCCTCCTGGCCGGCGTCAGTGCAGTAAACGGTGGTCGGGCCGAGTGTGCCGTCCAGCGTCGGCAGGTCTGCCAAGGTGACGTACTGAGGCACGGCCAACGCTCGTGATGCTGTTGCGGCATTTGTCGATCCCGTACCTCCACTGGCAACCGCGAGCGTGCCCCCGACGGTTAACGTGCCGCTGCCGGTGATCGGACCGCCGCTGATGCTCAATCCTGTTGAGCCCCCGCTCGCATCAACGCTCGTCACCGAACCGGTGGCCGCCGCGACCCACTCGACGTCATCCTCCGGGCCGGCCACAGCCAGCACCTTGCTGGCCTGCCCAGCCATGGCTGGCAGGAGGTTGACGCGTGCGGCCGCGGCCGTGCTGGCTCCGGTCCCCCCGTCCCCCACAGCCAGGTCTGTGATATTCGTCACAGTGCCTCCCGTGATGCTGACAGCATCCGCGTCCTGGCTGGCGATGGTGCCGATGTCGGCCGCATTCGCTTTGAGCGAGAGCAGCGTATCCACGCTCGTCTTGAGGTACACCACTGGCGTGTCCTCATCCGAGTCAGTCTGCACCTTGCCCGCGACCGTGCTCGATGCGTACGGCAGCGACACCGATGATGGGACGACAGTGTAGACGTAGGTCAGGTCGGATGTGATCAGGTCCTCGATATTGTACGAGGACGCTGAGTTCGGGACGGAGATGAGAAACGCGTCCCGGCCTGCCCGCACCTGGTAATCCCCCTGCTCGAGCGTCACCACCAGCACACCGTTCGTCGCCGACGTGCTCACGGGCGAAGAGCCGATGATCACGCCGCCATCCGCCTGCGGATTCGACAACGGCTGGAACCGCACCGTCGTCGTCGTGGGAGTCCCCTGGGCATTGGAAAATGTGCCAGTGACCGTGGCCGCCGGACATTGCACGGCTGACCAGAGCAATACCAATGCACCGATGATGCATCCCAGCGGTCTGTATCTGTGGATGCGGCGGAGCCTCGCAATCTCGGCCGCCGCCTCCTCGACAGCCGCAGGGTCCAGCCTGGCCCTGCGTGCGGCGTGCGATTCCTCCGGTTGATTCCCAGCGCGGCGCCGCGGCTTAGGCCGCAGCACACTCTGATTGAGCAGCGCCGTAAACATCCCGCGGTGATGGTATCCGTCTTGCATGACTCCTGATCCGGTCTGATCTGGTCTGATCGTTGAGTAGAGCCTGCGGGAGCCGGAGCCCCCGCAGGCTTGTGATCACTGACGGCGGGGACCAATCACCACCAGCGACCGACATCTGTTGCTGACACGCTGACCGGTCATCGCCACCACGTGTTCCCGCGGCGTTTAGCCAGTGCCTCTACCTTCGGGAGGTAGGGCACCCCGTTCAGCTCGTGGCCACCATCCAGCACCCGCACGCTCACTGTCGTGGGGGCGTCAGGGTGGATGCTCGTTACCTCGGCCGCGTAGGCGGCCAGGTGATTCAGGCCGGGCACCCCCTCGGGAGCCAGGACGATAACCCTGTCACCCACCTGCGGTGGCGCCACCGGCGCGGTGGCCTTCACGGCCTCCACCGGCGGTTGTATCGCTCCGGCCTGCGCTTCACTCGATTGCTTCTTCGCCATCGTTGTGCCTTTCGATTGAGTCACGCGCTCACCCGACAGACTGCCGATCAATCTGCCGGGTAGACATCGTATTTGACCGTGGCGCGCTTGATAATCTCCGTTGTGCCGCCGCTCGTGTACAGTCGCAAGAGCATCGGCATTCGCACCTGCGCAGCCCACAACGCCTCCGCGTCCGCACTGACCGTCGCACTGCCGATTGTCACCGGCGCGTAATGGCTCATCCGGTAGACCCTCGCTCCGGAATCCTCCGTGGCAGCGGCAGTCAACTGGATCGTGCTCGCCGCGAGGCCGTAGACCCAATACTGACTGCAACTATCATCGTCCGGATCCTGGATGACGATCATGTCATCCGCAGCGAACCCGTTCGTCGAGACCACCGTGAGATTGGTGGTCGTCGCCGCCGCGCTCAGTGCCGTGTTCGCCGTGCCCGCGTACGTCACCAGGACCGCGTCAGCGTTATCGCCGACCACCTGATATGAGACCAGCCGGATGGCTCGTCCGGACGCAGCCGGGAAGATCACGACAGAGTTTGTGCCGGTCGTGTCCTTGGCGCTCACATACCCACGGAGCAGCGCTGTGGCCGACGTCTCCGCAGACGCCGGCATGATTGTCAGAGTCGCCAGCACCGCTGCAAACAGCGCCACCAACAACCCGCATGTGAATCGATTTCGTTTCATCGTTCGTTCCTTTTTCTGTTGATTGTGACTTCAGCCTGCTCAGGCCCCAGCCAGCTTCAGCGCCGCGATGGCATCCACCGCCTGGTAATCAAAGTCGATCTCCTCGATGAAGCGGAACCCAAGCTGGTCGTTCCACCAGCCGACCCCATCGCTCATGTCGATCCGCGGCACGCCGTGTTCGCCGAACCACCACCAGCTCGCATCGCCGAAGAATGCAGGGTACGTGCTGGCCGCAGCATCGGTGCCGAACACTGGCATCACGTGAGACCACCGGATCGGGAACCCGTCCAGCCGCGGCGTATTCACGGCCATGCCGGTGAACACATCCTGATCGGCCTGGGTCTTGAACGTGCGGAGTTGCGTCTCCCACGTGATGTGCATCACGTAGTAGCCCATGCCCAACACGGCCGCGTTGACCTTCCGGCGGAGCGCGCGGAAGTTTTCCAGCACGACGTCGCTCGGAGCAGTGGCTCCGCCGGCGGTGGTCTCGAGGTAGGCGTTGTCCGACGCGATGTCGCAGATACCCTCGATGCTGTCATCGGTCGCATCCGCCGTCCCGTCAGCGAGGAATGCAACCGAGTCCTCCTTCTTCGCGAATCGGATCGAGCCGTACCTCATCAGGTACGCACCGATGTCCGCGAGCCCCTGCTCCATGAGCTCCCTCGGGACCAAGACGCCGCCGAACACTTTGTGACTCTCCAGTGAGGCCGTCCCCACAGTGAACGACAGCGAGGCCGCCTCAGCGGACATCGCTTTGAAGCTGAAGTCACTGAGCCCCGTGGTGATCCTGGGCGGCTTCGATGTCCCGCGGCCGATGGGCCAGTGCGTGAGCAGTTGGCGAGCGAGTCCGTAATCCGCGATCAGCTCGCGCAGCTCGCGACCGTATTCCGTCGGCAGTGCGACCTCGCTGGTCGTGAGAGCGGTGAGCGCCCGTTGCTGCAGCACGTCCTGTTCGACGCGTCGCGCGGCGGTGAGCGCCCGCTCCTGGAAGCTGGACGGCAGCTCGTACTTCTGGATGACCGAATCCAGCTTGCCGAACCTGTGCAGCTGCAAGATGAAGTCCGCCCCGCTCGCCTGCGCGGCAGCCTCACTGCATTGTCCCGGCCGCCGGATGCCACCGCTCCGCTCCGCGCGGAACAGCGCCGCCCGGCGCAGGTTGTCCGTGGCGGTGCGCAATTCGGCCACCACCTCCGGGAGAGCCTTGAGCTCCCCCAGATCGGCGAGCGCTTTGCCCACCTGTTCCTCGAGCGCCACGATTTTTGAGGGCGCTTGACCGAGTTCCTCCATCCGATCTCCAGTGGAGCGGAGGAGACGTTCGAGTTCGTCCAGCTGTTGCTGGACCGATTTGTTTTCGCTACTCATGTTTTTTCCCTTCGTCGTGTTGTGTCTGTGTCAGTGCCGCAGGAGCGCTCGCTCCAGCCGGCGTGCAGACTCCAGCAACGGTGCGACGTTGACTCCCGAGGCGGTCGCACCAGCCTGGCCGTCGGGGTCCGTGGGTGTTGGAGAGTATCCAGATCTGTCGTGTGCGTGCGCATGCGCGTGGCTGGGGGCGATCCGCCGGAGCAGCTCGATCAGCTCCTCCAGGTCTGCGGCCCGGACGTGCCCGCTGCCGAGCCCATCCACCAGCGCGGCGGGATTCGCCGGCACCGGTACGGCCGACACCTCGACCAGCTCCTGCTCGATGTACTTCCGCCGATAGCCGAGCTCGGGGCTGCCGTCCTCCCAGCGGAGCGGCCTGAACCCGACGCTCACCGCACGCATGTAGCCGCCGCGATAAAGTCCCCAGGCGATGCGCGCCATCGGGTTTTCCTCGACCGCGAATCGGATCCGCTGGCGCAGCCGGCCCTTGACCACGGCCGTCTCCTCCGCACGACCGATCACGGACAGCACATCGTACGAATCGTGCGCGTTCAGGAACACCGGATTGCGCTGATACTGCTCGAGTTTCCACCCGTCCGCGCTCAGCACCTCGCGATAACGGTCCACGGTCTCATCACTCGCGGTGACCTGGAGCAGCGGCTCATCGTTACCGGCCGGCATCCCGATCTCGACCGGTAGTCCCCGGCACAACATCTCCCGATTGTCTCTAGTCATCATCGCCTCCGTTCTCAGACCCCTGTGCATTTTTCCGGAAACCGTCCTCTGGCGCGTCAGGAGACTCTCCCCCTACGACACCATGCCCAGCCCCATGCGCGGTCGCCTGGAGCCCTGTTTCCGCCCACGCCTCAAACGTGAGCCCGAACAGCCCTGCGCCCGACCCTGGATCAGCCAACCCCTTGCCCCCCTTCGACACCGCGACCACTGTGCATTTGCAGTTGATCGTGTTCCCAGGTGACCCGCTCGGGTCTCCGGGGTGCATCAGTGACTCGCCGCCCACGAGGAACGCCTCGTCCGTCGGGATGCCATCCGCGTAATCCAGGCCGGCGCGTTGGTGCGTCGCGCGGGAATTCTCCAGGTTGCTGGCCAGCCAAGCTTTCAGTTCGAGCCCGCTCTCCTTGATGCCCTCCATCCGCCCGCTATTGACCGCTGAGTTCGTCTCCGTCAACGCGATGGTCTCAGACCGTAGCTGTGAGCCGCCGAACGCCTCGCGCACCCGATCCGCCAGTTGCTCCATGGTCTCACCCTCGGCCAGGCCGGCGTCGAGACCGGCCTTGATCGCGTCGTAAGTCGTGTCGGTGACGCCCTTCAGCGCATTCTGCCGCAACTGCAGGTGACGCATCGCAGCCTCGGGAGGCAGCGTGAAGTCCGTGCCGATGCCAACGTCCGCGAACAACTGCGCCCCGCCGAACTGGAGGTCCGCGATCAACAGTGGAGTCATCAGCTTCAGTAGCCGTCGGCTTTCCTTCTCGACGTCGAACACATCATCCGCGAGCGCGCGCGTCGCGGCCCCGGGTGCAGCCGACGTCCCGGTGTTCTTGGCCAGCGCAGCGAGCACGCTTTTGCGTTGCTCGAACAGCAGCCGCTGTAGCTTCCCCCGCTTGACCCGCACACTGCCGCGGATGCTCGCGAGGTATGCCGGGCTCGCCGGCCCGCATATATGTACCTGCTCCGTGTCCAACACCGCACCGCGCAACCGACCCACCAGATCAGCCGCTGCCCGGAACGGGTTGGCGGCGGGCGGTAAACCACGCCGCCCGCCGCGTCTCCGCACCTCTCGACCGTGACCATGCGCTCCAGCAGACGGTGCGTCGGCACCATCCGCTGGAGGAACATCTGCCTCACCCTCCGGGGCCCCGGGGAAATCATTGCCGCCTTCAACCGCGCTCCCAGGCCCTGTCGCCGGCTGCACCGAGAACGGCAGGTACCCCACGTCACCCCCGGCAATCGCCGGCAGCCCCAGGTCCAGCGCCTGGTTGATCTCATTGGCCGGGTAACCCATGCCCCACAGTTTTACCGCCGCATCGATTCTCGACCGTCGCGCCGCCGCCCGGATCGGCAAAGAGTCAACGTCGAACCACCCCACCAGCGACTCATCGAACGCATCGCACACCACCTGCATCACCGCCTCGATCCGGTAGCACAACGGCTCGATCCGATAATCAATGAACGACAGCCGCACCGCCTCACTCACGCTGCGGTTCGCATCCTCGCTGATTCCCAGCAGCTCCTGCGGCACGCCGAACACCGCACAAATCTCCTGACGCGACATCCGCCGGTTCTCGAGAAACTGCATGTCCACCATGCTGAGCAATGGTTTCTCGACCGACACCCCGCCCATCACCAGCGGTCTGTCTGCGGTACCCGCCTGCCGCTTCCGCTCCCGCAACGCAGCCAGCACCTGCTCCCGTTGCTCCTCAGTCAGCGGTTGCTGCGCGGTCACGACCAGCCCCGTGTCCGCGTTGTTCACCATCAGGCCCTTCATCACCTGCGCCGCGGCGTAATCCGTCTGTGCCGCCAACTGGGCAACCTTCAACGGAGCCATCCCATCGATGGGCGCCGACGGTGCCGGGAAACGCAACAGCAACAGCTCCTCCGGCAGCAGCACCTGCGCCGCGATGGGGATGTCCATGTCCGCCGCATAGCGCCACACCATCTGTCCGCCCACGGCCGGCATCCGCTGCACCCGGTCTGCATCCAGTATCCACAGCCGCGCCAACGCCGGGTCCTTCCTCATCCGTCCGCGCAACCGCACGATGTTATTCTGCCGGTCCGTTGCCACCACGTACGCCCGGCCACGCAGCGCCATCCACGCCAGCAACAGCTCCCAAAAATCGTAGTGGGACATGAAGGGGTTCGGCCGCTCGAACAGCTCCACCACCGGCCCGGCCTCGATCAGGTCATCACCACCCCGCACATCCAGCGAGATACGCCATGGGATGTTCGCGATGTTTTCGCCCAGCATCCGCACGCAACTGTGTACCCACACGCTTTGCGCATACGCATCCGACAGCGCAGCCCCGGACTCCGATCCGCCCGTCACGGTCCGCCATCCCATCGTGCCCGTCCCACCAATGGTAAACGCCCGCCGAACCCAGCCGGCCACCCGCTCTCGCAGCTCTGGGTGAATGATCCTCATGCCACCACCGCCCATACCTCCTGTTTCACCGCGCCGGCATGCAGCGCCAACGCCAGCGCCCAGAACCTGTCCGAGTGCCCGTTCTTCCCGCGGTCCGCGGTGAACCGGATGTTGCCGCTCGCGGTCGTCTCTTTCTTGATCGACCGTAGATCGCTGCGGATGCGGTCGTGATTCGGGATGCGCACGGTGCGATCCTCGAATGCTGCGCGCAGCGGGTAAGCCAGCTCCTCTTTCGCGCCAGCCGTGAACGTCACCCCTTCGACCTTGTACTTCCCGAACCGCTGTTGCGCGCGCTCGGTGAATTGCCGACCAATCCCGGTGCAATCAATCCCGCACCGCTGCACCTGGGGCAGGGACAACACGGAGTAGAGCGCGTGCTCCTGCGCGTCAAACGTCTCCGCGCTCAACTCGATCACCCGGCGCGTATGCATCACATCGCCCACGCGTTCGAGCACCCAGATCACCGTGAGATCGTGGTCCCGGCCCACGTCCACCCCGACGTAGAGCCGCCCCTTCGCGTCCGCCAGATCGGTCTCCCAATCCTCGCCCGGCCTGTATTCACAGGAGGCAATGAGGTCGTACGACAGAAACGCGCTCGCGTCATCCGACGGCGTGCACATGAACTCCTGGAGAAACGTCTCCTCATCCGGACACCCCGCGCGGATGAAATCGTAATACGCCGCCTCATCCATCCCCTGCCGCTCGTCCTCGGGCGGTAGCTTGGACTGGAGCTTGTACAGGAACCCATCGTCGAGCGCATCCTGCAGCGTCACGCGGTGCAGGCTGAACCCCTTGGGATTTCCCTTATGCCGGGCTTCCTCGATCAGCTCGTTGAAGTAGTTCGCCGTGCCGCGATGAGTGGAAAATATTTCAAGCGACCCGCCCCAGGTGATGCCGGGATACGCGATGGAGTAGAGCTGCCTCGGGTCCGCGTGCAACGCAAACTCGTCCAGCACACGGTCGCCGCGCTTGCCGGCCTGCGCGTTCGGGTTGCTCGACAGCGAGTGGATCGAAACGCCGGACGCCATCCGCATCACGAACGCTTTGTTGCCCTTGTCATCCACCACGCGCTCGCCCAAGTCTTCCGCACCGATCTGCAGAAGGTCTGCAAACACCCTGCAGTCGTCCAGGAACAGCCGCGCCTGTTCCTCGTCACGAGAGCTGATCCACGAATCCAGACGCGACCGCTTCCTCGCCTTCTCCCGCACCTGGCGATACGCAGTCGCCCATGTCCACCCGATCTGCCGGCTCTTCTCCGCGAGCTTCAACCGCGCACCATCCCGCACCCACCGCTCTTGATACGGGAGCAGTAGCGTGTCTTTCGGGATGATCTTGGCAGCGCCCATCACAGCAATTTCGCCGCCTCCTCGATGCGGCGCAGAGTCTCATCAGTCAGGCCACCCGCGCGCTTGGCATCAGACGTCGCTGCGTCCAAAGCCTTCCGCGCCCGAGCGACCTGGTCCTTGAACTTGCGAAACTCCAACTCCGGCTTGGCCAGCCTGGCGATGGCTTTCGTCAGCTCCAAATAGAGAGCCGGGTCATCGTCGAGCCGGCTCTTCAACCGCCCGATATCGAACTCGCTGGACACCTCGAACAGCGAGGATGCCGCCTCCAGAATCGCGGCCTCAGAGAACTGTCCGACGTCACCGGACTTGACCACCTCCAATGCCCACTCGCTGCGTCGCCGCATCGCATCGAGCCGCTCCTCCCGCTGCATCCACTCCAAGTATCCGCTCGGTCCCCCGTGACCGTTGTGCCAGTTCCTGACGTTGTCCTCAGTGATCCCCGCGGTGCCGGATACCTCGAGCCATTTCGAGACCGCCGCATATGTCGCACCGTCGCGGAGCATCTCGTTCACCCGGGTCCGAATCCCAGCAGGCAGCCGGGCGACTTTGCCTTTGTGCCGGGTGGATTCCGGCTGTGGGCGCTCGCTGTGGGATTGCGCGGACTCGCTCATGCGTGCATCCGCTGCTCGTGGGATTGGATGCCGGCGGCGGTAATCCGGTACCGCGCAGCACCCGTGATCGAGTCTGTCTCACGCTCGAGCACACCAGCCTGCGTGAGGTATTCAGCCTCGCGAACAATGTCCAGCTCCGTGAACTCCAACCCGAAATGTCGGCACTGTCGCGCGATGGAATAGGTGGATGTCCAGAGCGGCCTGGCACCGTAACACTGGAGCTCGATCTCCGCTCTGATCTGTTGGTCCCTGCTCATGGTACAGTGGTCGCTACGAGTGATTGGTCAACGCTGTAGCCTTGAGGTTGTCGATCTCCGCCTCGTGCCGCGCCGAGGTGCGCTCCAGCGGGTTGATCCGCTCATGCAACGCGATTGCGCGTCGTTCCCCGGCGAGGTTCGCAGTCCCCAACTGCTGCTCGATCTGCGTGCTGATGCGATTGAATCCCGCGTCCATTTTCCCCTCGAGTTTCCCCAGCGTGCGAGTGACCTCCTCTCGAAACTGGTTGAACTCGCGGCGGCTCACGAATTGCTCCTCAAGCGGGGGATGAGGTCTGGAGGCGATGACGGCCCGCCACACACCGGCCAATGTCATCGCGACGAATGCCCCGATCAGGATCCATGTCCCCAACGCCGTCGGATCGATTTCCCCCAGTACCATGATGACGATCAGTGATCACTGCGCGGCTGCCAGTGGGGTGCGGTGCGAAAGGTATGCTCGAGGAGTGCGTCGGAGTCGAACTGCGTGATCATGATCCAGAGGGAGAAAACGACGTTGGTTGAGGGTGACGCGTTGAGTGACTTGAGATACCGCGACGCAGCGTCGCGAGACCACCGAACCCGAGGATGCCGAGCAGGGACTCGTTCACCACCCACCATCCCTGATCACCCCCGAACAGGTAGACCCCGGCGACGATTGCGATCAGGTACGTTTTTCGACCCTCGAGGAATCGGGCGAGCCCGGCCCAGAAACCGGGTGGCGCTGCTGAGGATTGGGTCCCGTCGTTCATGCTGCGCGCATCCTGCGCGCAGTCACGATCGACAGTCTAACGAGGGAGAAGAGGGAGAAGAGGCAGATGGAGAAACCAGCACCTGCCGCAGTTTCGCGGCCGCGGCCCGGCGAGAATCGTGCGCGTAAATCACGGTCTCGCGCACGATCCGCTCATCATCGATCACCACGATCCGCCGACGGATTCTGTCCGGGGTGCGCTCCGGCGCGAGTGCGGCCAGTGCATCCCGTCGCTGCCGATCTCTCCCCCAACGAGCCCGCGCCATCCGCCTGCCCCGCTCAGATGCCGCTCTCGCTCTAGCTCGTTGGTACGACGTCATGTGCGACGGACAGGCATCCGGTCAGTTTCGGATATCTGCCTGTTCGCGCAATCGTCCACGGGCGTAAGCAGTCCGGGGAGTTTCGAGTTGCGCAGAGATTCTGCGTTGTGTTTGCCGATAGCCACCAGCACCGAGCCGACCGTTGTATGGCCAGTTGTGCCATCAGGCTTCTCGAATTGGACACGACCCTTGAGCCAGAGCAGCACGTCTGCCTTGGCCGCGAGCCGCTGAAACCACTGCGTTTCAGGTCTGGCGTTCACCAGCGCGATTCCGTCGCCGTGGGCGGTGAATCGGTCCAGCCATTCATGCACATTGGAATATGGCGGATTGAGCCACACTCGGCCCTGCCACGGCATGGAGAGTCCGCATGTCGGGCGGCGCACGTTCCGTTTCGCGTGGCTCTTTGGGCCTGCGCACGGATCAAGATCGAAATCGCCCAAAGCGCGGGTGATACGTTCCGGCGTGTACCACTCGTCAGAGTAGCCGCCGACACGTTTGCTGACGCCAGGGAACAACACGGCGTTTCTCAACACCATTTGCCGGGCGCGGATTTCGTTCAGTGGTTTGCCCATAATGCGCGAACAAGACGCTGGACCGAATGGCGGCCAAGCACGTCAGTTGTAAATTCGAGAGTCATTGGTGGCCGCCATCGGTCAGCTCTGCGTTCGAGCGCCGGGCGACGCGCTTGGGTTTCTTCGGACGTTTTGCCCATCGCGCTTTTGCAAGCGCGGACATTTTCGCGGCCCGCTGTTCAGCGGACAGGCCGCTCCACCGGGATTCGGCGGAGCGGCGCTGCATCTCGCGCATGAAGTTCGAGATTTCAGGCTTCATACGGGAACTCCATGACGAGGTCATACACACCGTTCTGGATTTCCTGAGCAGTCGCTTCGTGTTTCCCATCACTGAACACCTTCGCGAAGTAGCTCGCGTCATCGAGAGCGAATTGAGCGCGCTTTTCGTCCGTGAGGATTTCCCCCACGTTGTCCCACTTTTCCGGGTTGCTCAGGCTTAGCAACCAAGATGGGAAAGAGAAGTCACCGTAGCCGGGGACTTCGTTGCACAGTTCGTAGAGTTTCGCCGCCGCCGCTTTTGCTTCATTCAGTTTCATATTTGTCTCTCAGTTGCCCGATCCGGTTCATCCGTATCGTTACCAAGACCCTACTTCATGCGTAGCCGCTACGCAAGGATTATTTCGCATTTCCGACCGATTGTTTGTAAGTCGTTGACCGGACGCTCGAACCACGGGATGCAGCGAACCCGGCGATTGCGTCTCTCGTGAATTTCATGCGTCTTGGTCGCCGGGCCGCTGATCCCGGCCGTTGGGCGTCATAGCAGCGTCTCCTCTACTTCGGAGCGCAGCCGCTCGAACGCGGTTTGAAAATGCTTCGGGTCTTTCTCGATGCCGATGAAGTGACGACCACTCCGCAGGCATTCGATTCCGGTCGTTCCGCTGCCCATGAAGCAGTCGAGCACGGTTTGCCCCGGCCTCGAGCTGAGGCGCACCAGCGGCATGATTGTCGGCAGCGGCTTTTGCGTTGGGTGGTCCACCTTGCCAGGTTGCCCGAATCGGTAGGCGTCGGCAGTTATCACATTGGAGCGAGGCACATCTTTGAGTGATTCAGCCGTCCACGTTCTGCCGCTCCGATAGGCATACACGCACAGTTCCGCAGCGGACGGCCAGCCAGAACCGGGAGCGGGCGGCACGGGACATTCCTTTGACCAGACGAGGAAGCGCGTCTTCCAGCCTTTCGACTCGAGTTGGTTCACGACCGTCCCGAATTGCCGATGCCCGACCCACGCATAGATTGAGCCGTGAGGCGCGAGCTTGTCAGCGCACAGTTCGATTGCGCGCCGCACAGTTTCGGTTGTGGCTTCCCAGTCGCGGTCGCCCTCGAAGAAGTCCAAGTCAGTAGTTCTGCCGTAGCGCGTTTCCCATCGTCCGACGCCGGCCACGCTCACGGAGTATGGAGGGTCAGTCACCACCAAGTCCACGAGCGGCAGGGTAGGCAGCACGTCCAGACAGTCCGCATTGTAGAGAGTCGCAGTGGAATGACGCCCAACCAGACGCTGCACGCAAAGACGCCCCGCTTCTCCGTTTCGGGAGTCGGCTGGCGTCACTACGTCTTGCGTGTTGGCGGTAGTCATGGTCGGGCGTCTTGCGTGAGCTTTTCGTTCTCCATCACTCGCCACTCGCCTCATCGCACGTCTCGGTTAGCCATTCCGAGAGCGTTTGTCCGTTGTGTTTTGCGGCGCGGACGTAGCGGTTTTTGCGCTCTATCGTTACCCGGAGATGGATGTGTCCGCCGGCTGGCTGATCGCCAGTCGGCAGGCGTCCACGGGGATTGTCCAGGTCGGCGAGTGTTTCGATCAGGAGGTTTAGATCATCCTCGCTCAGTTTAGCAATTCCGCCGTGAGCCATCGCGTTGCTGAGCGCTCGCGCGACGCGCTGCTCGACAATTGGAGAGCGTTTGGCGATCGCCTCCATCGCGATATTTATTTCGGCGGCGTTGGAGTTGCTGCATTTGAGCGCCACGCGCAGAGCGTGACGCCAGATTTCGGATTTGGTCATACGATCTCGAATGTTTCAGTTGTGGCCCACTCTCCGACCAGCTCGCGAGCGAGCCTATCGCAGTATTGAGCCGGGGTTTCGGTATTCGGCCAGTAGGAGCAGAGCATCCGGAACGTTTGTGTCACGGGCCTGCCCGTCATTCCCCAAATCGCGGCGAGTTTGGCGTGTTCTGGTGTTCCGGGCCGATGCCCGTTTATCCTCTGATCCAGTTCTGTTTTGGTAATGCAGCGCAGCCGAATTGTCCCACCGATCACCGGGAGTGTGGCGAGTAGCCGTCCGAGCTGAGTCTGTATCTGGCTCGCGTCGGGGTTGATGTCTGCCCAGTGAGCGTATCCGGGGTATGGTCCGAACGGAGTCGCAAAATACTGTTCTTCGGACGACTGGACACAGGGGAGGTTTGCTGCTGCTGCGTATCGAGGATGGACTGTGGTTTTCATTTTGTCTCAGTTTTGTTCTGTTCCCGGATTCGCCGGGGCGATTGTCAGTTTCATCTGACGTGATGAATTTAGCAGATTGCGGCATTGTGTCAACACATAATTCGCCCAGCCGAACCAGCCGCTGGACACGAACCGGCGCTGGTCGGTGCGGGATTGGTTGGTCTGGAGGATTCTGTCGTCATGGGTTGTTCGGCGCCGGCGTGTCCTCCCCGACGCCTGCGCCGGCCGGGTCCTTCTTCCAGTCCCGCTTCCGCACCTCCTCCCATGTGTTAATCACCACACCATCGAAATCCATGTCGGAGTTCCTGCCGAACAGCCGCAGCCAGACGATCAGCCGTCCGACCTGGGTGCGGCGGGCCATCTCGTGGTCCTCGGTGGTCCGGATGCCCTGGGCGCACTTGAGATGGGCGTGGGCCAGCTTTCCGACCTCAATCGCGCTGTTAATGACTGGGTCGGCGGTGACATGGGAGCGGGCGCCGATGATCTCGCACTGGGCCATGTTGAGGCCGGCCCGGCCGCAGTAGTCAGCCAGGTAGATCATCATGTCGCCGACGGCGTCCTCAGTATTTGCGTGGTGCGTGTCCTTATCCCCGAGAAGGTCGCCTGTGTCCCTCGCATTCTTCCACCTGGTGTAGTGTTCATCCAGTTCGCCCAGTTCCTCGACGGCGCCGAGCAGGGGGTTGACGGTGGGTTGATCGCCGAAGTTGTGGCGGGACCACAGGGAGACTTCGTCCTGGAGGATATTCAGATCGAGTTCAAACATGGTGGGATGGGGTGGTTGGTTGGGTGGTTGGGTGGGGTGGGTGATTTCAGGAACGGGACCAGCATCCGCATACGTGCTGCTTGTAGCCCCATTGAATCCACAAGGTGTAGCCAGTGATCTCCTGCCCCTCGGCAATCCAGCGGCATTCGTGTTTGGTCTCGCCGATAGACACCAATTCAGGCGCCCCGACCATCCGGCGCTGGCAGCCTGATTCCCCGACGTGGTGGCCCCCACGGTGGGAACTGGTGCCGCAATGGCAGTAGTGGTGGGCGTTGCAGTGCCATCGGAACCCGATCATGAGGCGCCAGACCTGGAGGGTGGTGCCGGTGCAGCCGGGGTGGAGGCGTCCGTTGACGGTGACGTGGCTGCGGGGATTGGGGCCGCGGTACCAGCCGGCGCACAATTCCAGCCGTCCGATCCGGAAGGACCAGGCGGCGGCGTCTGGGATTCGGTGGTGCGGGGAGTTCACGTAGTAGACGGTGGTTTTCATCGGGTGTTTCCTTTGGGTTAAGGGTTGGGATGGGTCCAGCGGCCGGCTCGCGTCGGGCGATTGTCAGTTTCATCTGACGTGATGAATTTAGCAGATTGCGGCATTGTGTCAACACATAATTCGTGCTCCTCTTTCACAATGTTACCGCCAGTACTCGGGATCCTCGGCCTGCGCGGCGAACTGCGTGACGCTCCCGAGATCGTACTCCCGTTTCCCGGGCCGCGTCCGGCGATGCCGGATGCGCCCCTCATCCGCCAGCCGGTAAATGCTCGCGATGCTCACCCCGAGGATCGCCGCGGCCTGGCGCGTCGTGAGCCAAGTCTCGCCGGCTGCTGGCAGCCGCGGGCGGAGCACATAGCTCCCGTCACCGCGCGGCATCAAGTCGGCCAGGATCGGCAGCGTCAACTGTCTCTCCGTGGAGCTGGTCATTTCGTTCTGCGCTCGCGTTTCTCACCGGGGGTCCTACCAGGGATTGAGGCTGCTCCGAGCGTGCTCCGGCAACCGTCGTAGCAGTGCCACGGCCCACCGTTGACGCGCTGCCATCGCTCGGTCAACTGGCCGCACACCACGCATCGCCGGCGCCGCGGCTCACTCACACGTCCCTCCTCCAGATGCAGGTGTGTACCGGTATTGGGAGATTCGTTTCCCGCCAGGGCCGCGGCTCTGTCTGTTCTGGATCGCGCCCAGGCCGAGCTCACGGAACCGGCGCCGCACGCCACTGATCCGCGTCGGTACGGCGTAGGCTCCTATCGCCTGTCCCAGCGCCGGCATGTCCAGCCACATCCCGGGATGCTCCCGGAAAATCTCGGCGAGCTGCCCCTCCTGGGTGGTCGGGCCATCCGTCGCCTCGTATTCGCGTTGGGAATCATTCATCAGCCACCTCCATGTTATGCCTCACCTCGCGAGGCTCTGTTGATCCGATAGGCACAGCACACGATCGCGCCGCGCGTGTATTCGCGTTTTGCCCCAACATCGGCGGCCACGGTATCTGGAGTGTCCCTGTCGGCGAGCGTGCCCGTCTGCGAATGGAACGTCTGCATGAGGTGGTCCAACTCCACCAGCAGCTTCCTGACTTCGGATGTTACTTTGATTTTCGGCATACAATCGGATCATTGAACTGCGCGTTTTTCGCTCTGTTTGCGATGCATTGCCCGCAAAGTTCTTTCCAGGGCTCCGACATATTTCCAGCCGCCGCCTGTCCGCTGCCGGATCACGGTCAGGTACTCATCACGTTTCCCCGCCGCACGCATCAGCGACTCCAGCTGCGTGCAGCGCCGCTGGAACTGGTCTGCAGCCCAGCGGTCGCGGCTGTTCCCGCCCATTCGGTTTTTCGCGGCCCAATAGTTGCGGTCCCGGAACGGATTGCTCCGCGCGCCCACGTGCTCGAACTCCCCCGAATCCACTGCCTGCCAATATCCCCACTCCCACCAACGCATCAGTCTGTCCACATGCTCATCCGTGAGCCGTGGATCAGTGCTGCTCCGGCAATCCTGCCACCCCGTCACCGTAGCAAGGGAGTCCCGGTAATCCTCATCCTCCATCCGCGCCCACCGCTGGGCGCGCTTGAGCAGTTGTTTCTGCGCGTTGGTGAGCATGCTCAAAAAAGGGATCGCTGTGCGTTGGCTGCTGCGCGGCGGGTCGCCTCGCGCTGCCGTCGAGCCCGTCGAGCCTGGCTCAGGTCGCGGTACAGCGCGGCCAGCGTCTCGCACGTGCGCGGCAGTCGCTCGCCGCGTTCCGCCGCCAGCTCGCGCATCGCGCGGCCGGCGTGCGTCTCGATCCGGATCGCAGCCTCCCGCAGCTCCTCAGCACGCAGCCTGATGTGCCGATCTACCGCACCAGCCAGGTACACAGGTAAATGTCGGATCGTAGCACGCGCGCGCAGGCACGAGTCCAGGACGTCCATCAGGTCCACATAGACCGCCGCCTCATCATACTCCCAGCCGCGGCTGTGACACTCGTGCCCGTATCGCGCGATTGCCCGCGTGATCTCGTGCTCATCCCGCATCCAGTCCCGCACCGGCCGGGACGCGTAGTGATCCCTGTGGATTCGAAGGAGCAACGACGTGATGAGCTGGTCAACGGTCATGCACCCCCCTCACTGTTCTGACGATACGGTTCGGTCGCCCGATCTACAGCCTCAGCCCACCACGGCGGCGGGGCAAATTCAAGGCGCGCAGCTTCTTGACGCTCCCGGTATTCCTTGCCGGTCGTTTCGTCCTGGAATCGCTCCCACCAGAGCAGCCACTCCGGTAACGTCAGCAGGTCGTGGTCGCTGTGGTAGCAGACCGTTCCGCTGTCGCCGAGGCAGCAGTATTGTTGCTCGCCCCACTTGTTTTTGTTGCCGCACACTTCGAGGATCAGGTAGCGCGCGCACGTCCTCGTCACATAGCGCGCCACGTCACCGACTTTCCATTTCGTTTTCATCTCGGGGCGGGGTCTCCGACCTCTGCGATGTGGGGTTTGGTAGCCATGTTGGTCCTTTCGTTGATGTTGAGGGTTAGTTCCTCCCGAATGAATCTGGTGTCACGTTGTCCGCCGTGATGTCCGGAGCGAACATCATCAGTCCTGTACCTGGGTGGTAGCGCAAGCTGGCCATCCCGGACTGCAGAAGCAGCAAGTCGTCCGCTTTCAGTGGGTCGCAGAACAGGCTCACGACGTCCCCGAAGAAGACCGCCTCTCGAGAGTCCACGTTGCTCAGATGGATGCTGATTCCCCCACCAATCGTAGGGGTGGTAAAAACGTACTGCTTGGGTTTGTGCGCGCTCATGTGATCAGTCCTCAGTGCGTCCTTGAAGCATCTGCCGGCGGACCGCAAGCGCCTTTAAAAAATGCTCACTGACCATCCGCACCTTGCCCCTGGCTGCGATCCGTGACCCGACCCGCAACGCACTCACGAGCGTGCCCAGCCGCCCCGGCTCATTCGCCACCTGGACGGCGGCAGCCATTGCCTCCTGCGATGGTGACGGGACGAACTGTTGCATGATCGGCAGCACATCCTGCTTCTGTACCCGCCGCGGCAATCGCACCGGCATCTCGATCCGCCCCAGCAGCTGCTCGAACATGTAGTCCAGCCGCCGCAGCTCGGACGCGAACCGCGACGTCGCCAGCAGCGCAAACGCGCAGCCCGTCCGGTCGTGGATGTCCCGGATGATCTCCAGATTGACCGGGTTGCTGCGGCGATCCCCTGGGAGCAGCCGATGCGCCTCGTCGATGATCAGGATGCGATTGCGATTGAACGCCCTCAAAATGCCCGCGTGGATCTGCGCCGCGCTCTGGCTCTTGTTCACCCCAACCGCAGACGCCATGTCCCGGAGCAACGCCTTCGTCCCGCCGTACGCCGGCGCGATCACATAGATGCTGCGCCCGTGATTGTGTGCGTTGCGCCATGCCACAGCCGCCACAGTCTTGCCCATTCGGCTCTCCGCCTCGATTGAGGCACCGCAGTTGTTCGCCAGCGCGTAGTCGAGCCCTGCCCAGACCATTCGGCTGAGGGTCGTCTCCACGAACTCCCCCCGCTTCGTCTGCGCCCGCTCCTCTGCGATCCGTTGGAAGCTCGTGATCCGTTCGACCACGTTCTCCCAGTTCCCCTCATACGTGCCCTTCAGCACCCGGAAGATCGTCGTGCGCTCATACCCCAGCGCCTCGCAGGCCTCCGTGTAGGTGTACCCCTGATCGAGAATGAACTGGTGAAACCACACCAGCGCATCCTGTTGATCCTGGGGAAGGTGATGCCAGTTGTGGAGGTTCAGCGGGATGTTGATCCGGCTGTGCGCGGAACTGGCCTCCGCGGCTGTGCTGCGTGACACCGGCAGATCAATCGCCGGCGCCTGAATAATCGTAGGTGCGTCTTTCATGGGTCCCTGTGGTGGATGGGTGGGCTGTTACTTCCGGTCCCGCTGCACCCGTCGCCGGGCGCGTCGATCCTGCTCATGTCGGCGGTTCATGTGCCGCTCGGACTGCCGCACACCGGCCTCCTGCAGGTCAGTGTCCAGATCGTCAATCGTGAGTGTGATGTTGCGTCGCATGGTCCATTGTGGTTTTGGGGTGATGTCACTCATTCTCGCCGCCAAACGCGGCGGCGAAATCCTCAGGGCTGATGTCGCCGGCTGGCGTAGTGGCCCGGTCAAACTCCTCACGCGAGCAATGCAGCGCGGCGTCCAGGTCGTCCGCCCCTACCCGCTGCCGGCTGACGGCCGTGCGCACCACATACTCGTGCTGCTGCCGCTCCTCCGCCTGGGCCTCCGCACGGCTGAACGCACGGCTCACCTCTGCCATCCGTGATCCGTCCTTCGTTCTCTTCCCTCCGGCCGATCGCGCAATTTGCGGCCGCTGAAAATGCGGACGCAACCGAACGATCTCCGTGCGCGCCGCGGCGATGGCAGCCTTGTTCCGTGCTGCGACGTCGTGCATCTCATCCTCCGATGCATCGAGCCTGTCCACCAACGGCACAGCCCGCGCGGTGCCGAGGAAATGCGGATTGGCCCCCGCCGTGAGAATGCATGCGTCCGCGTCCGGATTGCGGTCGTTCCAGTACACCAGCACCGCCAGCCCAGCGATCGGTTGGAGCAGGTCTGGATTCGCGTACAGGTAGCTCTCGCGGTACTTGCCGGAGCGCAAGTCCACGCGGACGCGGCCATCGCGACGCACATCTACCCGAGACACGTTCGATCGGAACAACCACTTGGAGCGTGCCGGTAGCGCGGCCATCTGCGGCTGAGCCGCCTCCCAAGCCTCGTCGGGGCTCTGGCCGCGGAGTATCTTGCCGTCGTTCCGCTCCGCATTCAGCGCGGCCATGCTGTCCTCGACGTGTGACGCGTACTGAGCCACGTGCGGGAAGCACCCGCGTGGATGCATCTGACCGCGCTTGCACGCCGCGATCGCCTGCTGCAATCCCTCTGGGCTCTGCTCGCGCTCGTCGCGCCCGGCGTAACCTGGGCAGCGATCCGACTCATACTGCAGCTCGTTGAAGGCCTGCTCAATCGGTTTGGAGCGCGGGACCCGAGAGTGCCGCAGCCTGCATCCGAGCGACCGCAGCCCGCCAAATCGATCCTCCTCACGCAGACCGGTCCGCTCCCCCAACACTCGATTACTGCGCCATAGATTGCCCCCCTCAAACAACCACTCCGGGTACACCCCGAACGTATCCATCAGATCGCCCACGGTACCCCACACGTCATCGCGCGTGTAGGCCCCAGACCGGCGCAGGATCACCCTCGCGACCTGCCACCGCAGTGAGCCGACGTCCAGGAACGCGAGTATCTGCGGACGGCCGAGCACAAATCCGGTCTGCGTCGGTGCCTCCATCCAGCAGTAGACATTCGCCGTCATGTCGTCGGCCGTGACGATTCGGCCAGGGGGAACACGCTCGTATGTGCAGGGTTGATAGGGTGTCGCCAGGCGAACTGCCTTCGGCCCCCGCGTCATCTCCCTGGCGATGGGCGAAACCCGCAGCGCATCCCGCACCGACGGCGGAACGTAGCTCTTGCTGGCATGGTCCCCGTGGATCCTCGCCCGCGCCTCCGCCGGCAAATCCGGGTGACTCATGATCGTGTTGCGGAACGCCCGCGCCATGTTCTGCCTCCCGTCCCGCCCAAGCGTCCCGTGCTCCACCGCCGCGGCCGCAGCCGCGTCCAGCACGTGCGCCGGCACATCAGCCGCGATCGGACGGCGCCCCACGCGCCCGCACTTCTGGTCCACCAGCCCGTCCAGCCCGTGCTCCTGGTAATGCCGCAGCCAGGTCCGCGCGCGGGTCGGTGATGCCTGGCAATACTCCGGCCGCGACACCGTCTGGGTGATCGCCTGCCGTTGCGACAGCCCAGCCTCCAGCAGTTCCTGCACCGCCTGCACTACCGTCTCCCGCCACAAAACCCGCTGCCGCGCGTGATCGTTGCGCAGATCGGCGAATCGGACGGAGGGAGCCGAGGCCCCCTCCGCCGACCCATGCAACCCACACAACCTGTCGCTACTAGCCCCGGGAGACAACCCGGGGAAATCATCGGGTGCCGTCTCTCCGGCTGTCACGCCTCCCAGGGTCATCACCCCGGAGTC